CACACCTTTAGTAACAGGGGTTATGCGGTGCATGGTGTAAGATGGGAAAAACCATGCCCGACCGCGCTTGGTCTCAAGCGTAATAGTTTCATCAGAAGAGATGCGAGCCTGAAACTCACCCCCTTCAAATTCAGATGGGTCAGAGAGCAACATAGCCATAGACAACTTCCGGGGAACCCCAACATCCCGAGCAGTGGCATCTGTGTGCCAGTCGTAATGCCCCTTGGTGTCCGCGCTATATACGCCAAACTGCATCGGCTCATAAAAACCATTCAGGTCAAAATGAAAGAACCGACGATTTACCTCTGTTACCACTTTGGAGAGCTTATCCCAAATGGGCAGCAGCTCCGGTTTATTTCCCGCCCAGCCGACATTGGTACGACGGATGTCTTGGTTTACGGTACCCGAACCTACGCAAGCGTGTTCGGTTTTTAACCACTCAGGTTGCGCAAGCAACAAGTTAATCTCGGCATCGGTCATAAACCCATCCCAGTGGGCCATATCCTCTTTGCCAAATTCGTTAGCAGGCTTTACTGGGTATAACATCAATACCCTTCAGGCTTATTAGCCCACGGATTCACCGCAACAGACATGCGCGTACCTGCATAGGACTCAACCCCATGCAAGACATTTGGCTCAAACGCAACCATACGATTAGTTTTTGGAGCAATGTGCGCGTCTAACATCATAAAGTTCCCACCAATAAGTTCGTCTATATTGGCATAGAACACAATACTACAAATGGGGCAAGCCAGCTCTCCGGTACGTTTAAACAGTACCTCATCCTTGTCCACATGCCAATCAGGTTTTGTGCCATAGTGTGCCCACTGTTCGACTCCAACCATCGCCGATAAATCGAATGCACGGGCAGCTTGGCTTAGAATCTGAGAAAGCGCTGATTTATACCCTAGCAGCTTTTCAAAGTCCCCATCAACCCAGCGCATCTGTCTAGCCGCTTCCTCTGCAAAATAGCTTTGGACAACTTGTAGACTGTCGGCGTCAAGTACATTATCCACTACTATAAGCATTTTGTGTACACCAGCGCCAGCGTCAGTCTGTAGTGCGGCGCCAAATGGGATTGTGGACGTATCGTGTGCGGAATCTTTGCGTCGAATGCAATCAGCCTATTCGGTGTGTACGCACTAGCAAAAACCACTTCTTTGCCTGATTCGTCGTAAAACATGGTTTCCCCGTGCCACCCATCGTGCCACTCTAAATTGACGTAGTACAGCAGGACTTTGTCTTCCGGGTGAGTGTGGATAAAGTTGATGTCAGAGGGCGTAGATAGATTTAGAACACAGTTACTTAGGGTAAACCCTAATGTTTCATTGGCTACAGGTGTCTGTTCTAAGTGGCTGAGAAACCCCAGCCGGTCTAAATCATCTTTGGAGTAGGTGGAGTGCAGGAACTGGTATTTCTTGTTTTCTGCCAGCACGCTGTCGGCCCAGCCAATACGGAACAAAGATTCGGTGGCAAATCTATAAACTTGGGCACGGTAGTCCATGTCAAAGACATTATCGTAAACCCGTAGCTTTCGCCCGTTATCAACTTCTACTTCACGGATCATTGTTGGAAATGAGCAAGGACCTGCTCATACTTCATTTTAGTAAAACAAAAAGACAGCATACTACGGGCCTTTTTAGGCACAAGCGTCACAGAGTGCGGGACATCCGTATTCATTATCCACAGCTCACCCGTACTGGCGCAGAACTCCTCGACATAGTCGCATTGTCGGGTTTGGCGGTTCCAATTGTAGAACGTGGTCTTTTCCCCGTTTGCCTCAAGATAGAGATTTATACCGCATGTCTTGTTGTAATCCCTATGCGCAGGGAGTACGGGGTTGTCGGTTTCAGAAGCTGGCAGCTCTAATATGATAACGTATGGGCGCTCCTGAGCCAGTAGCTCACTGGGGAGCTGGTCTATAAATACATCGTCGTTGCTGACACTTTTGTTCTTTGCCGCCCAGCCCTCTTTTGCCTGAAGCACATAGTCCCCGGGCATACCTTTACCGTAGTGCTGGAGTTTGTTGTAATCACGTAGGAGCGCCGTACTGGCTCCTGTGAGGGGGCGCAGATCAATTTCGTAATCTAGTTTCGCCGCATATTTCACTTGAACAGCAGTCCGTATACATCAGTAGTGGCAACGGCGGTAACGTCTCCAGAACGCACTGCGACTTGGCGCGGAGCAGCTTGCTCGGCAGCATTGATAGTTATTGTGCCGTGACACAGGAATAAGTTTGTACCCATCACAAGATTAGCTGACTCACCTTTTTTCAGCGTCAACAACTCAATCGTAGGTATGTAGTTCTGGTTTACTTTAGGGTCGTAACACCACGACACGCTAGCGGCATTGGCTGTACTTGTAAACAGTCGGTCTTCGTAGTTACCGGATTTAATCCAGCCGGGCACGCACTCGTGCACTACTTCCCCAGTTTCCTTGTCGCGTACAGTAATACTGCCCTCAGTAAAGAGCAAAACCGTCTTGCTGTCGGCGTAAGTAACGGTATCTACCGTATAGCCCTCTTCGTAGTAGTTGCCATACAGGACATAGCCAAAGGCAGCGTAGGGTTTACGTATCATGTTTACACCGTAGCAAATGGGGTTTGATTGTCAACGGTAGTCAGCTCTTCAACCGTAAACTCGTGCGTCTGCCCGATAAGCTCTTTTAACGCGGCAATCCGAGCTGGGTCAGCCTTGAACTTTTCCTCATCTTCCTGACGCTGTGCTTGATACATGCCAGTGCGAGCGATTTGTTTCTTTAGCTCGGCAATGTCGGTAACGTCGGGCCACATGTTTAAAGGCTGTAGCGCCACACCTGCATAAGCTGCCGGGTCTTGGCTAGCTGTTGTATCAGACGCAAACGAGACAATAATTGAGTTACTTACGTCGTCATACCCAGTGATTTTAAATTTCACGCTGTTCATATCTTCTCCAATTAAGACGCGCCGCCCTCGCGGGTGCCAGTTGCTGACCAAGTAACAAACGGGTTACCAACGATATAGTTTCCTGCCGCACCGCCGGGACCTCCGGGACGTGGGTTTGCGCCGCCTGTAGCATTGCCTGTAGCGCCAGCCGCACCGCGACCACCACCTGTACCGCCTGCAATACCTGTATCTCCGGGGCCACCTGTGCCTCCAGCATCATACGTTCCAGCGTTACCGCCATAGGGGCCGTCACCACCTGCGCCAGCGTTATAACCAGCACCGCCGCCGCCACCGCCGCCCCAGCCAGAGCCACCTTTGTCGGGAGTCCAGCCAGCGCCGCCACCGCCACCACCGCCACCACCGGCGATAATGCTGTTGTTTTGGATTGTGGTCGGTCGGTTTACATACAACGCATTGCCACCGACATTACCGGGATTACCGCCGCTTGGCTGCGCAGCGAATTGAGAGTTACCACCCTTACCACCCATGCCTTGGATGTAGCCATTATTGGTGATTGTAACGGTGTCCCCAGCATTAAAAGAACTCGGCACCAGCATAGCGTATGTGCCTGTGCCGGTACTACCTACGCGAACACCCGAATTGACGGTGACGTTAATATCTGAGATTCCCGCTACGTAACTTGGCCCTCGGTTGGCGTATACGTCGTAGCTGTACGTAGGGGAAGAAATGGTGAGCGGAATAGCAATCCTGCGACGAGTGCCGTAGAAGTTACTGACTGCAATTGCGCCAGACGTGGGTATTGTCGCTGTACTCGAACTGTCAGGCACATAAGGGCCGCCACGGTAGTACTCACTTAGCCCGATGGGGGCAGACCCCAGAAACTCGTCCTGAATGTCAGTAAACGAGAGCGGTCCAGATGACGGTAATGGTCCTGACATAATTAGACTGTGCCGTAAGCGGTGATATTAGCTAGCGTCGTCAAGTTGCCAGAAGAATCTAGTTTGGCAACGTTTGTCCCGTTATAGTTGAAATACAGGGTTGTACCGCTTGGGGTCACGCTCCAGCCACCTGAGTTGGTGATATTGTTTGCTGCAGAGGCAGTAGCCGCATTTCCACTAATTGCGATTGCCCACGTACCAGAAG